GCCAGGCATGACGGCGGCAGGGCCAGCTCCACGCTCTCGCGCGCTGACCACGCCTCCTGCAACACCACCTGTGCCCGCTGCTGCGCCTGCTCCTGCGCCACCGCCGCGGCAAGCTCGACGAGCCCGTCGCGCCTGGTGGACCCGCCCTCCTGCTTCGCCTCCACCACGGCGAGGCGATAGTCGAGCCCTGCCTCGATGTAGGAGAGCTTGACCGATGCCGGCAGCTCCGCCTCCTGCGCGCGGGTGATGCGATAGAGCGGCGCCTCGGGTGAAATCTCAGCCAGCGCATCGCGTGGCAGCACCGTCGCCGCAGCCTGGCTGCGCATGAACACGCGCAAGGCGCCGCCACTCTCCACCGCATCGAGGCCCATCGCCGTCATCAGCCCTTCCAGCGCGTCGCGGCCCGACATCACCCGGTCGATCACGAAGCCGGAGACCAGCCCGTCGACAGCAGAAACATCCACCGCGTCGAGGCCGTAGCCCGCCATCACCTCGGCCACCAGCACGCCCAGTGGCAGCATGCCCGCGCGCCCGTTCAGCCAGTGCCCGCGCGCATGGTTCACCGCGTCGGACCACACGTCGTCGCGCGCCGGAAACTGCGGAAAGGGCCGCGCGTCCCACGCCCACAGGAAGATGCGCGCCGCATCCACCATGCGCTTGCCATAGATGGGCGACAGCGGATTGTTCGCCGCCGTGGACCAGTATTGGTCGAGGGCCGCCACGTAGCGCGCCTGCATCAGCTCGTCGCGCGCCCCGCTCGAAAACGGCGGCAGACGGGATTCGCCCGACTTCACGTCGATGAAGGCATTGGGCTCGTTGGCGCCCTTGTCCACCGCGGCACAGCCCGCCTCGGTGAACCAGATGGGCTTCGACTGCGGCCGCCATGAGGTCGGTACCGCCGCCTCGATTCCACCGGGCCGATTGTAGTGCGGGTTGCCCCACCAGGCCTTCAGGTCCTTGCGGCGGAACACCCAGGGCTTGCCATGGGCGCCATCGGTGATCGGCGTCCGCCGCTGCGCCGCGCGGTCAGCCTCGCTGCGGTAGAACCAGTCGAAGCCCTCGCCGCCCGAGATGTTGGACGAGAGATAGCGAAGATCATGGATGGCGCGCCAGCCCGCCAGCCTGTCGGCGTGCTGGTCGCCGTCGCGCCAGTCGGCCATCGGCATGTAATTGTCGATGCCGATGAAGCCCACCTCAGGCATCGCCCAAAGCGGGTCGAGGTGAAAGAACACGTCGCCCGTGCCGTCCTGCGGCTGGTGGCCGGAATACTCCGTCCAGTCCGCGCCATAGGAGACGAGCGCATCCGGCAGCAGCGCCTTCACCTCGCGGGCCAGCGCCTGCAATGCCGCAACGAACGGAAACACGTTGCCGTCCCTCCGCAGCGTGGTCATGCCCACCATCTCGCTGCCAATCAGGAAGGCGTCCACGCCACCCGCCAGCGCACAGAGTTTGGCGTTGTGCAGGATCATCCGGCGGAAGCTCCATTCGGCCGGGCCCGCGTAGTCCACCGCCATGCCACGCGCCGTGAAGTGCCGCGCTTCGGCCGTCCCCACGAAGGCTGCGATCTCGGCCGCGCAGGCCGCCGTCTTGTCGGGCGAGCCCGGCCGCCCCGGCGCAACCGACGCGGTGATGCGCCCGCGCCACGGATAGGCCGCCTGCTCCGCCCCGCCATGCGGATCAGGCCGCCCGTTGCCGGGCGCCACGTCCATCAACACGAAGGGGTGGAACATCACCTTCAGCTTGCGCGCCTTCAGTTCCCGGATGGCGCGGATGACGGAGGAGTCGGACGGCGTGCCGCCAAAGGCCGGTCCACCGTCGTTCCGGCTCACCAGATGCGCCGCACTGCGGCCAATGCCATTGACGCGCCAGGCCTCGGGTGCGGTGTCCTTCACCGCCGCGTCCACACCGGGCTTGATCTGGCACTGGCCGCAGCGCAGGTCATTGCCGAACCACGCCACCACCAGCGAGGCCGCGCCCACCTTGCGGCAGGTGGCGGTCAAATGGTCGAGCGACACGTCGAAGTCACTCCGCTCGGCAGAGGCATGCGCGTTTTCGGACAGCGTCACGCCTTCATCAGCCTGCCGGGTCACGATCTCGGTGTCGTAACCGAACTCGGTGGAGCCGGGGATGATGCTCACCGCCCTGACATGGGCTTCCATGCCGCCGCCGCTGCGGAACACCTCGAAGGACAGCTGCGGCAGGCGGTTGCCGAAATTGGCCAGTGGCAGCCGCTCGAACACCACATAGGCGAGGCCACGATAGGCGGGTGCATTGTCCGCGCCCTCGATGGCGGCGATCAGGCTGTCGGCGGCTTGCGTCTCGCTGCCGGTGTGCAGGCGCGCCGTCACCCCCGAAAGCGGAAACTCCTTGCCATCCGCCCACACCCGCCCGATGCGGTCGATCTCGCCCTCGCACAGTGCCACGGCGAAATTGGCGAAATAGCTGTAGGTCTTCACCTTGCCGCCGCCACCGCCCTTGCCGCCGCCATCGTCGGTCTTCTTCTTCTCGATGAAGTCGGTGGCCCAGATCACCTGCCCCGGCACCCGCATGCGACCCCACACGCGCGGAATGGGGGCTCCCTCGGAGGACGCCATCACCCGCAGGTCGGACAGGCGCGGGCCTTTCAGCGTCTTGCCGTCGCCGAACAGCTTGCCGTCGATGAAGCTGCCCGCCACCGCACCGATGGCCCGGCCCAGCAGGCCGCCGAGCGGCCCGCCCAGAAGGGTGCCGAGCCCGGCACCCGCCGCCTGCAGAACAACCGTCGCCATCAGCGCACCCCCGGAAAGCGGAACACGAAGGCCAGGTGCCGCAGCCACCAGGCCGACAGTGCCACCTCGGTCACCGAGGCCTGTTCCTGGGCATGCACCATGGCCTGCGCCGACACCGCGATCCCGGCATGCTTGGCCGGCATGCCCGCCCGCCAGCGGAACAGCAGCACGTCGCCGGCGCGATACTCCGTACACGGCATTTCAATGAGGTGCCGCCGCGCCGCCATTGCCAGCGTCTCGCTGCCGCCGGTCTCGGCCCAGCCCGGCGCATAGGCAGGTGGTGCCTCGGGCTCATCGCCCAGCACCTCGCGCCACACGCCGCGCACCAGGCCCAGGCAATCGGTGCCAACGCCCTTCAGGCTCGCCTGGTGCAGATAGGGCGTGCCGATCCAGCCGCGCGCCGCGGCCACGATGTCCGCTGCCTCTCTCATGTCCGCCGTCCCTTCGATTTCTTCTGCTTCACCGCATAGGCCATCACGAAGTCGTCGCCCGGCATGTGCGGGAAGCCGCGGAAGCGCGCGGTGTTGCCGAACTTGGCGCGGCAGGTGGCGAACTGCTTGTCGCAGCCCGCCCGCAGCAGCAGCCGGTCGCCTTGTTCGGCGGCGCAAGGCAGCGGCTGCCACAGTTCGATGCTGGTGGCACCCGCACCCGCGCGGTGAAACTTGATCTGGCCCCGCCGCCCCGCATTGGGCCCGCTCAGGAACGCCCAGGTGCCCTGCGCGAAAAAGCCTGCCGCGAAGCCCTGCGCCCCGCTCACCATAAGCCGCCGCAACGCGCTGCAGGAGGTGACGGCCACCTCGGCGCTGAAATCCGCGTCGGCCAGGTTCACGCCGCAGCGGGCATCGCCCAGCACCGCGTCGCAGCCATACTGGAACAGCCGTCCATGCGGCTGGTTCAGCACATGCGACAGGCCGCGCACCTCCGCGGTGAAGAACCCGCGCCCGCGCGTCACCTCGCCCACGGTGCCGCGCTTCAGCAGAACGCGCTGCGACACGTCCTGCCAGTTGACGCGCCACAGTTCCACGGCGGCGGCGTCGAAGTCGCCTCCGGCAAGGCGCGCCTCGCTGAGCCGCGGCGATGACAGGGCGCCGGAGGCCTCGAGATTGTCGACTGAAAGCCCCAGCGAGGAGTCGATCTCGGTCGCCGCGAAGCCCGCCTCCGCCTCATAGGTCACGCCGTCGAAGGACAGCGCACGGTCATGGTCGGTGAAGCCCATCACCTCGCCGCTGCTCAGCGCCAGCCGCCAGCAGTGGCACAGCGTGGTCACGCCGCCGTCGAGGTGTTCGGCCAGTCCTGGTGGAAGCGCCCTCATGCGCGAATCTCCACGATGGGAATGTCTGGAATGTCGCCGCCCGCGAACTGCGCCAGGTTGATCCGCAGCTCGTCGGTATCGAAGCGCACCGGCACGTCGAAGGCGAAGCCTGCCGTCACCGTGGCACCCGGCACAGGCGCTGCGGCGAGCGTCACCACGCCGGTCAGCGCATCGAGGGTAAAGCCCGTCACCTCCTGCCCGTTCACCGCGATCCGCACGCTGCCCGCGATCGGCTTGGTGATGCTGCGCAGATAGTCGCGCAGGCCCGTGCCATAGCGCTTCACCAGCTGGAAGCGCGTGGCGGTGCCATCGCCCGTGCCGATCGCCTGGTCGGTCGCCGTCACCGCCGCACCCGGCAGACCGGACGTGAAGTCGAGGTGGTCCTTCCAGCGGAAGCCATGCAACCGCCCGCGCCGCTCCTCGAAAAAGGCGACGACAAGGTGGATGTCGTCCAGCGACTTCACCCCGAAGCCTGCATTGTAGCGCCGCCGCGAGTCGGCCCAGCGGCTGTTGCGCTCTTCAGCGCCCGAGCCCGTCACAACGATCTCGGTGCGGCGCTCAGGGCCACCAGTGCTGCCGCGCGAGATCTGCGGCGGAAAGCGCACGTCATCGAAGCCCATGTCACAAATTCCTCTGGCCGCGCGCCACGGCCCGCGCGATCATCGCCGAGACCTGGGATTGCGAGCGCTGGAAACCTGCCGCATCGGGCGTGGAGATGTTCACCGTGACACTCACCCCGCCGCCGCCCCTGACGCCCAGCTTGCCGTCGGCGCCCCTTGCCAGCGGCATGATCGCCTCCGGTCCCGCCTCGCCCATCAGCCCGGTGCCGCCGCGCATCGCGAACAGCGTGGGCGAGTTGACGATGCCGCCATCGGCGAAGGGGATGCCCTGCCCGCCGGAGAAGGCATTGCCGGCCGCGTTCTTCATCAGCCCGCCGGTCAACCCGCCGAGCATCGCGCCCAGTGGCTTCAGCGCCGCCGACAGCGCCATGCGCGCGAGCGACAGTCCCAAGCCCTTCAGCACGTCTGACAGGTTCTTTCCCTGTGTGGCGGCGCTGGCGAAAGCGGTCACCATGCGGGTGCCCACGCTTTCGGCAAGCTTGTCGATGTCCTCGAGCTGGCCCTTCAGCGCTTCCGCCTGGCCGCTCATCTGGTCGAGGGAATTGTTCATGTCTCATCCGGAAATTGTTGAAGGAGCTGTTCGAAGGCGCCGCGCGGCAGCACGTTGCGCCGGCGGGCGGGAAATGCCGCCGCGATCTCGCGCGGCGTTGCCGCCCAGAAGTCACGCGGGGACAGGCGCAGCGTGCCCAGCCCCAGCGCCATCATCTCAGGCCATGGAAACCTCATGGCTCACCCGCAAAAGTGGCGCGCAACAACCGCACGACGATGCGCAAGAAACCCTGCGCCCCGCCCTCGGCCGTCATTCCCGCCACCTCTTCATCGCTGATCGCGTTGCCGCCGCCGCGCAGCCCCGCGCCAATGACGCGGATCGCATCGGTCGGCCCGATCTTTCCCGCCTCGAAGCGCTGGGCAATGGCGATCAGGTCTTCGCCGCCATAGGCATGCTCGAGTTCGGCCAGCGCGCCGAGTGTCAGGCACAGAACGTATGTGCGGCCTGACAGCTCCGCTTCGATCTCGCCACGGTGTGCATTCGCCATGTCACACCGCCACGAAAGAGATTTCGCCAGCCGACTCGAGTGCGAGATCAAACGTCACCTCGCCGTCGTGGCGGCCTGCGAATTCGAGGCTGGCGATCTGGAACGGCCCCGTCAGCGTGCCGAAGTCCGGCACCACCACCTGCCAGTTGGCGATCGCGCCGGCAAAGAACAGCCCGCGGATCGCCACATCCGACGCGGCATCCTTGAAGATGCCGGAGCCACGGATCGCCGCCGACCTGATCCCGGCTCCATCCAGCAGCTCGCGCCACTGGCCGGCGGATTCCTGGTGCGTCACGTCCACCGTTCCCGCGTTGAAGCTGATCGCATTGCTGCGCAGGCCCGCCACCGTGGCGAAGCTACCCGTGCCGCCCGCATCGAGCTTCAGCAGCAGGTCACGTCCCTTTTGTGCACCCATCTTGTTCTCCTAAAGAGGTTCGGTTGCAGCGCGGAAGCGCAGGCTCGCGCCGTAGTTCTGTCCGGTCTTCAGCACGCTCCAGAACGCCAGCCGAAGGTTCACCAGCCGGTGGCCGGGAACGGCCAGCACCGCGCCGTCCAGCACGGCCTGAACCGCTGCCGAAACATCCTGTGCCGTCTTGCGGCTGCGGCTGTTGGTGCGCACCACGATCGACACGACATGCTCGAAACCCTTGTCGCTCATGGTGCTCCAGTCGCGCGTGTCGAGTGCGGTGAACTCGACGTAGGACGGCGGCGCACCGCGCGGCATCTCATCGAAGACGTAAGCGCCGCCCAGCAACGCCCGCAGCGTGGCGTCGGCCAGCAGTGCCCCGCGCATCGCCTCCTGGAGCGCCAGTCCCCCGCCGCTCACAGCCGCACCATGCGATAGGGCGCGAGCAGCGGGCCAAGGCCGGGCGGCAACCCGCCACCCGCCTCCTCGCCACGCTGCGCGAAGACATGCGCCACCAGCAGCAGCACGGCGCGGCGCAGCGGCTGCGGCACGTCGGCGCCCTGCGGGCCAAAACCCGCCGTGACGCGGATGCCGATGCCGTTCACTGCACGCCCGGGCCTTGGCCACAGGCGCGAGCCGCGCAGCATCACGCGTGGGGGCCGAGACGCGGCATCCACGATGTAGTGCGCCGGGTCGATCACCGCCTTCGTGTCATCCTCACCGAACACGCCGATCTCCTCGACGCCCAGCAGCGGCGCCACGGGAAGCGCGATCACGCCGTCCTCCGGCCAACCATCGCGAAAGCACAACCAGTCCTGCGTCATGAGGCACAGGCCGGTCCGCGCCTCGACGACGCGCCTGGCGGCAGTGATGAGCGAGGCGATCAACTGGTCGTCGTCACTGTGGACGACTCGCAGATGCGCCTTGGCCTCGGCGAGCGAGACGGGCTCGCTCGCCGGGGCTGTCACCAATGTGGCGGCCATTTACGTGAGACCGAACTTCATGAGCTTGATCGCCTCGAAGTTCTGGATGCCGCCGCCCACCCGCTTCGTGGTGTAGAACAGCACATAGGGCTTGGCGGAGTACGGATCGCGCAGCACGCGCACGCCCACGCGGTCGACGATCAGGTAGCCTGCGGCAAAATCACCGAAGGCCAACGCGAAGCTGTCGGTCACCATGTCCGGCATCGCTTCAGCTTCAGTGACGGGGAAGCCCATCAGCGTCGCCTTGCCGGCGGGCGAATGCGACGGCTGCCAGATGTAGTTGCCGGTCGAGTCGCGGAACTTGCGGATCGCAGCCTGCGTCCTGCGGTTCATCACCCAGCTGGCATTCTGGCGGTAGCCCACCCTCAGCGCATAGGCGAGGTCGATCAGTCGGTCGGACGGGTTGGTGGCGGCGAAGGCACCTGCCACCCCGGTGGCGAGGTAGCCCACATTGCCCCAGCTCCAACTGGCGTCGACGACCTTGGTGTAGTCGAGGAATCCCTTGGGCCGGTTCACGCCATTGCCGCTGATGAAGGCGATGGCCTCCTGCTCGGCGAAGACCAGCTGCACCTCTTCCGCCAGCCACTGGTCGATGTTGACGACCGAGTCATCCAGCAGCGTCTGCGTGGCCGATGGCATGGCATAGAGTTCCATCGCCGGGAACTGCATCTCGGCCAGCGTGATCGAGGCCGTCTCGGGCCGCGCCTGCGTTTCTCCCACCCAGCCATTGGCCAGCCCGTTGGTCGAGAACGGCTTCTTGTAAAGCGAAGCCGACACCTGCCGCACGCTGGCAATGGCGCGGATCGGCGAGATCGCATAAAGCCTGCGCCCGATCTCGGCTTCCACCTCTGGCGGCACCAGGAAGCCGCCATCGGGGCCAGAGCCCACCGACAGCGCCTTGGCCTCAAGTGCCGAAAGGCCGCTCGCCTCACCCTTTCGCACATAAACGTCGAAGGCCTGCTTGTGCTCGCGCAGCGCCGGCGCTTCCGCCGTCTCACCCGAAAGCTGCGGGCGGCGCGATTTCAGCGTCAGCTCGTCGAGCCTGGCCTTCGCCTCATCCACCGCGCGGTTGATGCGGTCCACCTTCTCGGCGGTCACCACATCGGCCGACATGCGCTTCTCGATCTGCTCGAGGCGCTCGTCATTCGCGTCCTTGAAGGCCTCGAAGGCCTGCATCATGTCGCCGAAGGCGACCTTGGTCTCAAGTCCCGTCTCCATTCACTTACCCTTTCTGCTTGCTACACACTTGACGCCGGTCACCCGCGCTCCCGCGAGCATCGGGAACGTCACCAGCGAAATTTCCCAGAGGTCGATCTCGGTCAGAAGCCGCGAGGCCGAAGCCCGGTCGCGCCTGGCCCTCACCGTCTTGAAGCCGATGGACAGGCCATCCAGCCCCTTGCTCTCGAGCAGCGAGAACAGCTCGCGCCCGCGCTGCACGTTGCGGTCCAGCCGGCCCGTCACGTGCAGGCCCTTCGGCGTCTCGTACATGTCGATCCAGGTGCCCACGGGCTCGGCCGCGTCATGCTGGAACAGCATGCGCACGTCAGCCGCGCGCCGCTTCTGCAGCGAGGCCGCGAAGGCACCCGGCATCACCACGTCGCCAGACTGGTCACGTTCGCCGAACAGGCTGGCATAGCCCACGAACACGCCAGAGCCGGAGCAGGCGCAAAGCGGCCGCCCCAGCCGGCTCAATTCCCGGCGGGTCTGCATTTTGGTGTCTCCACAATTTCACGTATTCTTCGTCACCCCACCCAAACTCACCTTGCCCCGGCTTGACCGGGGCATCCTTTTCGGGTGCCACCAAAGAAGACGCCCGGGTCAAGCCCGGGCGAGGTGAGGTGTCAGTGGAGTCGTTGTGTGGCGGGCTAGGGCGTCGCCACCGCCCCATACCCAACCGCCTGGCGCTTCTCGTCAGCCGTCAAAAACTCAGCCTTCCCCACCCGCGCCCACAGTGCCTCGCGGTCAGCGCTCAGCGCCTCCACCTGGTCGAGGTCATGCGCCAATCGCAAATTCCCCTCGCACAGGAAGCCCGTCATCGCCTCCGCCATGCGGCTGGCCATGGGCAGCACGGTCTGCCGCCAGAAGCTGCGGTTCGCTTCCATGAAGTTGGCGAATGTGTTGTCGCCGGGAATGCCGAGCAGCATCGGTGGCACGCCGAAGGCCAGCGCGATCTCGCGCGCCGCGCCATCCTTGGCCGCGCTGTATTCCATGTCCTTCGGGCTGTAGCCCATTTCCTTCCAGTCGAGGCCTCCTTCGAGAACCATCGGCCGCCCGGCATTGGCAGCACCCTGGTAGCTGTCCTCCAGTTCTTTCTTCAGTCGCTCGAACTGTTCGGTCGTCAGGTGCCCGTCGGCTGCCGCATAGACCAGCGCGCCCGAAGGCCGCGCCGAATTGTCCAGCATCGCCTTGTTCCAGGCGCCCGCTGCATTGTGCGTGTCGATGGCGCGCTGTGCGGCTTCCAGCGGCGACATGCCGTAGTGGTCGTTCAACGGGTTGAACAGGCGAAGCTGCAGCACAGTCTCGCGCGGCAGCCGCACCGATTGTCCGTTGACGGAATAATCATAGGCCTCGGCCCAGCCATTGCTGGAGGCCACCGCCTTCACCCGGTCGGGCCGAAGTGCATGCAGCTCGCGTGGCGCCCCGTCGATTGCCACCTTCTCCACATAGGCGTTCCCCGCCACCAGCAGGAAGCCATAAAGCTGCTCGCCGAATTCACGGCCCGGCTGGCCGGGGTTGGGCTTCTTCAGCAGCTCCAGCAGCGGATGCGCGGCGATCTCGCGGTCGCCATCATACAGCAGCCACGGCAGCGATCCCGCGGCCTCCGCGATCATCCGCACGGCGCGATAGCCGATGGCGTTGGAGGCAAACCCCTCCTGCGCCAGCGCCGCATAGTTCCGCGGCGTCCACTGCGGCCGCCCCGCCTGGTGCAGCGCAATCAGCGGCGCCGTGGCGGAGCGCTTGGTTTCGGTGGAAAAGAAGCGTCTTACGCGTTCAAACATGACAAACCCTCGATAATTTGGCGTCATCCCGGCGAAGGCCGGGATCCCGCTGTCCTTCC